ACATATGTCGATGCTTGAGGACTTCTGGCTCCCTCGTCGTGAGGGTGGTAGAGGAACTGAAATCACTACACTCCCAGGCGGTCAGAACCTTGGTGAACTCAAGGATGTTGAGTATTTCAGAAAGAAACTTTACAACTCACTCAACTTACCACCTTCCCGCCTTACGGATGACAACAAAGGGTTTAATCTTGGTAAGACCACAGAGGTTCTACGGGATGAACTGAAGTTCACTAAGTTTATTGGAAGACTACGTAAGCGTTTTTCTAATGTCTTTCACGACATTCTCAAGACACAATTAATCCTCAAAGGTATTATCACCCCAGAAGACTGGGAAGATATGGAGGAGCATATTCAGTATGACTACCTCTTCGACAATCATTTCAACGAACTCAAAGAGATTGAGATGATGAACCAGAGAATGATGACTGTCACTCAGATGGATCCTTTTGTTGGTAAGTATTTCTCTACGGAATATGTTCGTAAGCAAATTCTCAAGCAGAATGATACTGAATACAAAGAGATTGAGAAACAGATCAAGAAAGATATTAAGTCCGGTCTTGCTTTAGATCCTGCCATGATGAATCAGTTTGATGCTATGGAAAGAGAGAACACTGCTTTCCAACCAGAGATTGATTCCCTAGAAGCAGACGCAGCAAACGACAGAGAAATTGAAAAAATGAAAGCAGCACCTAAACCACCTGCTGCTCCAAAGTCTAACACTGCTAAATAGTTAACAGTTCAATAATATTTTATTATGGAAGATCCTTCAATTGAAGTTGTAAATCACATTAGGAATAAGAATAGAGCAGCTGCTCTAGATCTAGTTTCCGACATGATGGATTCTGCTGCTTCAGAAGCAATCAATGACTACAAAAAAGTTGTAGCAAATAGTTTTTTTGATGAACCAGTAGAACCAATCGAAACGGAACAATGAAACTTATCACAGAAAACATCGAAACAGTAAATGTTTTGGTTGAAGAAACGGAAGGTAAGAAACATCTTTATATTGAGGGTGTATTTTTACAGTCCGAAATCAAAAATCGTAATGGACGTGTTTACCCGTTCGATGTTCTCAACCGTGAGGTAGAAAGATACAACGAAGAGTATATCTCAAAAGGACGTGCTCTCGGTGAACTTGGTCACCCCGATGGTCCTACAGTAAACCTTGATAGAGTTTCTCATCGTATCATGGAGCTCCGCGCCGAGGATAATAACTTTTATGGCAAGGCAAGAATCCTAGATACTCCAATGGGACAGATTGCTAAGTCTTTATTGGATGAGGGTATTCAACTAGGAGTTTCTTCTAGAGGCATGGGTTCACTAGAAGAAAGAAACGGAGCGAACTATGTTCGTGATGACTTTATGTTAGCAACCGCTGCTGACATTGTTGCCGACCCTTCTGCTCCAGATGCATTTGTTAATGGCATCATGGAAGGTAAAGAATGGGTTTGGGACAATGGTCTCCTAAAAGAAAAAGAGGTTGCTAAATACCAACAACACATTTCTAATGCTGCCAATAGGCAACAGTTGGAAGAAAGAACCCTAGAAGCGTTTTCCGCGCTCCTGGGCAGATTTTCAAAGTCTTAATTTGATAAATAATTCATAAGAATAAACTACAGTTTAACCGATAGAGGAACACTCAAATGTCAGATATGTTAAAGGAAAAGTTTGAGGAGCTTGTTAAAGAGCAAAGTATTACCCTTAGTGAGGGTGATCCTATGCCAACAGTTACAGCTTCCGTAATCCCAGGCACTGGGTCTGAACCTTCGAAGATTTCGGATGTCCAGAATTCGGGTGCTGGTGGTGCTGATCCACAACCAAGCGTACCACCTACTGTTGCTATTGGACAGTCTGCTCCTACCGATCTTGGTGGTTCAACTTCTGCTCCTCTTCATAGCAATGATGAAGATGGAGAAGAGAACCCCGGCGCTAAGGCAGCTGCTCCTGTATCCCAGATTTCTGGTGATCCCCAGCAGGCTCCCACGAAAGATCCTGGCACTCCACGCTACTCTATCGGTACTGATGTTGCTTACGGAACCACAACTGGTCCTGCCGTAACATATCCTATCAAGCCTTCTTTTGAAGAACTTGATCTATCTTCTGATGTCGCTGCTCTCACTGAAGGCACCGAACTATCTGAAGATTTTGCTGCTAAGGCAAAAACAATTTTCGAAGCTGCTGTTAAGTCCAAACTTGAAGAAGAGTGGGCAAAACTAGAAGAGCAGCACAAGAAAGCACTTGCTGAGGAAGTTGAGAAAGCTAAAGCTGAACTTGCTGAGGAAGTCAACGGCACTGTTAAGTATGCCGTATCTCAATGGTTAGAAGAGAACCAACTAGCAGTTGATCGTGGTGTAAGAAACGAAATCACCTCCGACTTCATTGCTGGTCTCAAGAATCTCTTCCAAGAGCACTACATCAATATCCCCGAAGATAAAGAGGATATCGTAGAAGACCTCGCTGAAACAAATCGTGAAATGGAAACCCGTCTCAATGAGCAAATTGAGCGTAATGTGAAATCTGTAGAGGCAATCAACGAACTCCACAGAGAACTTGCTTTACTCAAGTTGTCTGAAGGACTAGCTGACACTCAAAAAGATAAGCTAGCATCTCTAGCAAAAGGTATTACCTTTGAGTCTGTAGAGAAGTACACTGAAGCAGTTAAGACTCTCCGTGAGTCATATTTCCCTGCCGATCCTGCTCCTCAGATTAGAGAAGAATCTAGCGAAGACGCTGCCGAAGTAAGTGGTTTATCTCCAGTCATGGAAGCCTATGTAAAGGGCATCTCCATGTTCGGTAAGTGATATATTATACTAAATAATCTTACACCAATAACAAACAATTAGAGGTTAAAAATGTTCAACGCATCCCAACTTCAGGAGAAGTGGGCACCCGTCTTGAATCATGCTGATGCTCCTAGCATCAAGGATAATTACAAGAAGGCTGTTACCGCTGTCATCCTAGAAAACCAAGAAAGAGCAATGAGAGAGAGTGGCGGTGCCACTATGCTTTCTGAGGCTCCTAACACTGTAGGTGCCATTGGTCCTAATGCCCTTTCGGGTAATGGTCTAAACACCGACACCGGCAACCTTGCTGGTTTTGATCCTATCATGATCAGCCTTGTTCGCCGTGCTATGCCCAACCTAATGGCATATGACATCTGTGGCGTTCAGCCCATGAGCGGTCCTACTGGACTAATCTTCGCCATGAAGTCACACTATCAGCAAGATGGTTCTACCCTCCGTGCCGGTCCTGAGGCTCTCGGACTTACTGAGGCAGACACGAACTTCTCTGCTACTCAAGACATCGGTTCAGTCGGTAATCCTGTATACACTCAGGCTGCTGATGGTAACAACCCACTAGGCGATGCCTACGATGGTGCTGGAACCGATCCATTCTCTGGTGGTTACGGTGCTGGTTCAAGAGGCATCGATCGTGATAAAGCTGAGACTCTCGGAACTGCTGAAAATCTTTTCAACGAGATGAGCTTCAGCATTGAGAAGACTGCTGTTACTGCTAGAACCAGAGCACTCCGTTCCGAGTACACCTTGGAACTCGCTCAGGACCTCAAGGCAGTTCATGGTCTTGATGCTGAGCAAGAACTCGCCAACATCCTTTCGAGCGAGATCCTTGCTGAAATCAACCGTGAGGTTGTCCGTAGAGTCTACACCGTTGCTGAAGTTGGTGCTCAGAACAACGTAGCAACTGCTGGTACTTTCGACCTTGACGTTGACTCCAACGGTCGTTGGTCGGTTGAGAAGTTCAAAGGACTTCTATTCCAGATCGAGCGTGATGCTAACGCTATTGCTCAGAAGACCCGTAGAGGTAAGGGCAACTTCATCATCTGCTCTGCTGACGTTGCTTCTGCTCTCGCCATGGCAGGCGTACTTGACTACTCCTCCGGTCTAACCGGTGCTGGTGGTCCTTCCATCGGTGAAGTCGATGACACTGGTAACCTCGCTGTTGGTACTATCAACGGTCGTATCAAGGTCTTCGTCGATCCTTACTCTGCTAACCTAAGCGACACCCACTACTACGTCATGGGTTATAAGGGTTCCAGCCCCTATGATGCTGGTCTCTTCTACTGCCCATACGTTCCCCTCCAGATGCTCAGAAGCATTGATCCTAACACCTTCCAACCTAAGATTGGATTCAAGACTCGTTACGGCATGGTATCCAACCCATTCGTTCGTGTCGATGCTACTAATCCTGGTTCGGCTCCTGATGCTGAGCAGCTCACTGCTAACAATAACCAGTATTACAGAAAGGTTCGTGTTACTAACCTCATGTGATATCTGTTTACATCAAGACCCCTTCGGGGGTCTTTTTTTATGCAGATAAATAATAGTAGCTTGGGAAGTTGACATGCCTGCCGCTTGGTTTACAGAACAATTAGAGAATAGAAATTATCTATTACCAACTGGATTTCAGTTGGAACTAGAATTGTTCCGAGGCGTGGATTTTTTCTGTCAGGCAGCAAACTTACCGGAAATCCAAATGCCGGTAACAGAAGTTCCTACAAGGTTTAGAACTTATCCTGTTGTTCCTGGCGGAGGAGTTACGTTTGGTGATCTGTCTGTTCAGTTCATCATTGATGAAGATATGATTAACTATAAATCTATTCATCAGTGGATTATTGATAACGGCAATGCCGAGAACATGACTACAACAGATGAGTACCCTAGATACTCTGGTGGTAGACTATTCATATTAACATCAAACTTTAATACTAACCACATTATTGATTTTGAAAATTTATTTCCTTACTCATTGACACCGATTAGATTTGACGGAAGCAGTCAATCACAAGAATACTTTATAGCAGAAGCTTCTTTTAAATTTACACGTTATACTATTAGAGACAAGAACTTTAAAGAATGAACCTATCCCACATTATTACGCTATTTGAGACAATTAAAGAAGAGTGGAAAAAAGATTCACATATTGATTTTCAATTTAAAAACAAAGAGTATAC